AACAGCAGATGTTACAGTAACATTGCCAGCAGCAACTGACACATTAGTTGGAAAAGCTACAACAGATACTTTAACAAATAAAACTTTAACTAGCCCTGCAATAGGAACAAAAATTTCAGATACTAATGGAAACGAATTAATTAATCTTACTGCAACAAGTTCAGCAGTTAATGAATTTACTTTAGCAAATGCTGCAACAGGTAATGGTCCAATTCTATCAGCAACAGGTGAAACTAACGTTGATATAAATTTAAATCCTAAAGGAACAGGTGTTCTTAAATCAGGATCAGCTGCAGTTAAAATTGCAGGAAAAGAAACTATATGGGTTCCAGCTGCAGCAATGTATGCAGCAACTACTAATGGTGCCGATGCAGAACAAGTAGAAACAACAGCTACAAGACCAGATTTAAAAGTATTTGATTTTGACGCTAGTACAAAACAATTCACACAATTTACAATAGCAATGCCTAAATCATGGAACGAAGGAACTTTAACTTATCAAGTTTATTGGTCTCCAAGCACAACTAACACTGGTGATGCTATATTTGGTTTACAAGCTGTAGCATGCGCAGATAATGATACTATTGATGTTGCATATGGAACAGCAATCAATGTTACAGACGCTGGTATAGGAACTGTTGAAGATCAACAAATTACATCTGAAAGTAGTGCTATGACAGTTGCGGGCTCTCCTGCAGCGGGTGAACAAACTTATTTTCAATTATTTAGAGACGCAGCAGACGGTAGCGATACTTTTACTGGTGAATGTAGAGTTCTAGGTATTAAATTATTCTTTACTACTGATGCGGCTAACGACGCATAAGGAATTTAGATATGAGAGATTTAAAAAATAAATTTACCTCGGGTAAGAACACAAAAAATATTAAAAACAGAAAAGGTAAATCTTTTGGTTATCAAGTCTTAGGATTTGGTGCTGGAAGTGGTGGATTTGGTTTAATTGGTGCAGCAACTGGTGGATCAATAGCAACTGTAGGTAATTATAAAATTCATACATTTACAGGTCCTGGAACTTTTGAAGTTACTCAAGGAGCTCTTTATGACTATATGGTAGTAGCAGGAGGAGGTGGAGGTGGACAAACACCTGCAATTCCTGGAGGAGGTGGTGGAGGAGCCGGTGGATTTAGAGAAAGTAAAAATGATACTGCTCCATTTTCTGGTTCTCCTTTAGTATCTTCAGAATCACTTGGACTTGCTGCAGGCTCTTATCCAATTACAGTTGGAGGAGGTGGAGCAGCTGGTGCTGATAGAGGATCACCGGGAAGTGATTCAGTATTTACAACTATTACATCAACAGGTGGTGGTGGTGGAGAACATTACACAGGTGTTGGTAATCCAGGTCGACCGGGAGGTTCAGGTGGTGGTGGAATTTCAGGTGGTGGTGGAGCAGGTAACACACCTCCTACAACTCCTCCGCAAGGATCACCAGGTGGTGCTAGTGGTGGTCCTTTTGGATCAGGTGGTGCTGGTGGCGGAGCAACAGCTGCAGGTGGTGATGGTTCGGGACCCTCTCCTGGAGGAAACGGTGGTGCTGGAGCAACAACATCTTTTAACAATAGTTCTACATCTTTTGCTGGCGGTGGCGGTGGCGCTCCCGGAGGATCTGGTGGAACCGGTGGTGGAGGAGGATCTGGTTCAAATGGATCAACTAATACAGGTGGTGGAGCTGGAGCAACAGCTACTGGAGGATCTGGAATTGTTAGAATAAGATATCAATTTCAATAAAACATAATTATGGCACATTTTGCAAAAATAACAGAAACAAATGAAGTTTTACAAGTACTGACATTAGATAATTCAAACATGTTAAACGCTGATGGCGTTGAAGATGAAACTGTAGGACAACAATATTTAGAAACACATAATAATTGGCCAGCTCATTTGTGGATTCAAACTTCATACAATACATTAGGTAATCAACATAATAATGGTGGAACAGCATTTAGAGGAAACTATGCAGGTATAGGCTATACTTGGGACGAGGATAATGAAATCTTCTGGCATGAAAAACCATATGCTTCTTGGGTAAAAGATATTACAACTGCAAGTTGGAAATCACCAATTGGTGATGCTCCAGCATTAACAGACTCACAGATTGCTGAAAACACAGCAGGAACCCATCTTTGGAATTATATTTGGAATGAAACTTCATATCAAGCAGACAACACAACTGGTTGGGATTTGACAGACTCTTTAGTTTAAGATAATATAATTTTATTATAAAGATGAGAAAGAAAATACTATCAGAGATAGATTTATATTCGGGGCAAATAAATATGCCTAGAGATTTTGAAATTAATAGAGAAATATTAAGTAAAGATATTTTATCTTACGTAATAAACAAAAACCAATTTCCTTTTTCTAAAACGTGGGATATGTTACAAACATATTTAAGAGAGCATATAAATTTAAGATATAGATTTTCTTTAGTTCATATGAAAACAATTGGTAACATATATCAACCAAGACAATATTCAAATTCATTATTGCAAGTTGATAAAGTAGATTTAAAAAATTCACCAGATTATGTAATGTTATATGGAGTCAATCTTGGAAAAGATTCTTGTAAAATACACATAGAGTACGACAGTAATAGAAGAAAAGGACAGAGTTGGGAAATACCATTAAATAATAATGATTTTGTAATGTTTCCTTCTACACAAAGATACCACATAACTGCTAATACATCAGATCAATTAAATTTTATTTTAACAACAACCTATGAATTTATCTAATTATTACTATTATTTTAAATCTGCTTTAACTCCAAAATTTTGTGATGAGGTTATTAAATATGGTTTAGAACATGAAGAAATTTTTGCTGTTACGGGATCTAATAATATGCATAGAGATTTAAAAAAACAACCTTTAAAAAAAAAAGAAATTTTAAATATAAAAAATAAAAGAAATTCAAACGTATCGTGGTTAAGAGATTTTTGGATTTATAAAGAAATTACACCTTATATTCATCAAGCAAATAAATTAGCTGGATGGAATTTTAATTGGGATTATTCTGAACCTTGCCAGTTTACAAAATATAAACAAAACCAATATTATGATTGGCATTGTGATTCAGATATACCTTATAACACACCTAATAATATAAACATGCATGGTAAAATCAGAAAATTATCTGTAACCTGTCAATTAACTGATGGTTCAGAATATAAAGGTGGAGAACTAGAATTTGATTTTAGAAACTACGATCCACATATGAGAGATGAAGCTAAACATTTGAGAAGAGCAAAAGAGATTTTACCGAAAGGATCTATTATTGTATTTCCATCATTTGTTTGGCATAGAGTTAAACCTGTAACTAAAGGAACTAGATATTCATTAGTAATGTGGAATCTAGGATATCCATTTAAATAATAATGAATAAACATAACTTTAAAAAAAACAATTTTTTAGTAATAAAAAAAGCTTTAGATTTTAAAACTGCAAATTTTATTTATAATTATTTTTTAATAAAAAGACAAGTTGCAAAAACAATGTTTCATACAAGATATATTTCTCCTTTTGCAACTGAATTTGGAGTATGGAATGATTCTCAAATTCCAAACACTTATTCTCATTATGCGGACATAGCTATGGAAACATTATTATTAGCTCTTCAACCTATTATGGAAAAACAAACTAAATTAAAATTAATCCCAACTTATTCTTATGCAAGAATCTATAAAAAAGGCGATATCTTAAAAAGACACAAAGATAGATTTAGTTGTGAGATATCAACTACTATGAATTTAGGTGGTGATGATTGGCCAATCTACTTAGAACCGTCGGGAGAAGTAGGTAAAAAAGGAATTAAAATAAATTTAAAACCTGGAGATATGTTAGTTTATAAAGGAAAATTATTAGAACATTGGAGGGAAAAATTTAATGGTCGAGATTGTGTGCAAGTATTTTTACATTATAACAATAAATCAACTAAAGGAGCAAAAAAAAATATTTATGATGGTAGAGCTCATATAGGTCTTCCAGGTTGGTTTAAAAAATAATATTATGTTCGAATCTCATATAAATGCTATATTTCCAACACCAATCTATCAATCAAAATTGAATAGAGATTTTACAGAAAAGGAATTATTATTTGTTAATAATAATAAAAATGTTGTGTATAATAATACAGGAAATACTGTATCAAAAAATAACTATGTGCTAGAAGATAAATTTTTTAAAAATATAAAAAAAGAATTAAACTTAAGGGTAAAAGATTATTTTGATAAAATTGTATCTCCTTCTAATGATATTAAACCTTATATAACTCAATCTTGGTTAAATTATACTAAAAATAATCAATACCACCACAAACACAATCATTTTAATTCTTTAGTTTCTGGTGTTTTGTATATAAATTCTGATGAAAAACATGATAAAATTAATTTTTATAAAGATAGTTATCAATCAATTAAACCAGATATAAAAGAAAATAATTTATTCAACTCAGAATCTTGGTGGTTTCCTGTTAAAACAGGTGATATACTACTTTTTCCATCTTCTCTACTTCATATGGTATCACTTAAAAAAGGACACAATACCAGAATTAGTTTAGCTTTTAATACTTTTATAAAAGGGGGTATTGGAGATAATAAAAACCTGACAAAACTTAGATTATAATATATACTACCAAAATAATAAAAAGCATATATAATGAGGCGCTATGCTACAAAAATTAGGATTCCAACCAGGTATAAATAAACAAATAACAGAAACTCAGGCAGAGGGACAGTGGACGGACTGTGATAATGTTAGGTTTCGTTATGGTATACCTGAAAAGATAGGCGGTTGGAATCAATTAGGCACTTTAAATGAAAATGAGTTGACTGGAGCAGGTCGAGGACTGCATCATTTTATTAATAGTTTAGGTAGAAAATACGCAATTATAGGGACTAACAGAATATTGTACGCATTTTCAGGAGGTGTATTTTACGATATACATCCCATTGAAACGACAACTACGCTTACAAGTGCATTTAGCACGACTAACGGATCACCGACCATAACTATAACCTTTCCTAGTGGACACAATTTGGTTCCAGGTGACATACTTTTAATGGATAATTTTACAACAATTACAAATTCAAATTTTAGTGCATCTAATTTTGATAATAGAAAATTTATGGTCGTTACTGCACCAACAAACATAACGGTAACAATTACAATGGACTCAAATGAAAGTGGATCTGGTGCTACAACATCTGGTGGTATTAGGATACAAAAATACTATAGCGTAGGTCCGGCTGTCCAGGCAGAAGGTTTTGGTTGGAGTTTAGGTTCTTGGGGTGGAGAAGCTGCTGGTGCAATCACTACAACTTTAAGTGGAGCCTTATTAGACGATGCTAACGGTACGGGTGGATCAGGAACCTCTATTACATTAACTAGCACAACAAACTTCCCTGATTCAGGAACAAATTTTATTAAAGTTGGAAACGAAGAAATATCTTACACTGGAGTTTCAGGAAATGATTTAACAGGAATTATTAGAGCAGTTAGAGGAACAACAAGAGCGGCTCACAGTAATGGCGCTACTGTTACAGATACGTCTAAATTCGTTGCATGGGGCGAGGCTGCATCAGGTGACCTAGTTCTTGAACCAGGAATGTGGTCATTAGATAATTTTGGCGATAAAGCAATCTGTCTTATTCACGATAGTGCTGTTTTTTCTTGGGATTCTAGTTTATCAAATGCTACTGAAACAAGAGCAACTATTATATCGGGTGCACCAACAGCATCAAGGCATATGATAGTATCTACTCCAGATCGTCACTTAGTATTTTTTGGAACAGAAACAACTATAGGAACACCCTCTACTCAAGATGATATGTTTATAAGATTCTCTGATCAAGAGGATATTAATACTTACACACCAACAGCAACCAATACTGCTGGTACACAAAGACTGGCCGACGGATCACAGATTATGGGAGCTATTAGAGGTAGAGATTCAATTCTTATTTGGACCGATACAGCTTTATTCACTCAACGTTTTGTTGGTCAACCATTTACTTTTGCCTTCGCACAAGTTGGAACTAACTGTGGACTTGTTGGACAGAACGCATGTGTTGAAGTTGATGGTTCTGCATATTGGATGTCAGAGAATGGTTTCTTTAGATATGCTGGTAAACTAGAATCACTTCCTTGCTTAGTAGAAGATTTTGTATATGATAACATAAATCTAGAATCAGGTAATCAAATGGTATCTGCTGGATTAAATAACTTGTTTGGTGAAGTTATATGGTTTTATCCAACCACAGGATCATCAGTGGTTAATAAACAAGTTACATATAATTACTTTGACTCTTCACCTCAAAGACCTGTATGGACTGTGGGGACTTTAGCTAGAACTATGTGGAAAGATTCTGCTGTGTTTGGTCTACCGCATGCTTTAGAATACGATGCTGCTACTGATACGTCTTTTGATGTGGTGGGCAACACAGAAGGCAGAACAAGTTACTATGAACATGAAACAGGGACAGATCAAAATAGAAATGGAACTATTACTGCAATCGCAGCTAACATAGAATCTGGAGATTTTGATATTACACAACAAAGATCATCTCAAGGGACGCAAACAGGTGTAGCAACGTTTAGAGGAGATGGTGAGTTTTTAATGAAGATA